GTGAGTTCCGAGGTGTTGCCGTCAGAGTTCTGATAGCCACCACCAACTTGTGCAAGAGCCATGATGTTTTCCTTAGAAGATGTGAAGAAGAAAGGGGAGGAGCTGAACTCACTCCCCTAAGGCTTTTAGCCCCAGACCCGAACTGCCATCGGAGGACGCAGAACAGCAGCACCGTAGAGGACGTCAATACGACACGGCAAGCGGTCGTTGTTGATGTCATACTGGCGGACGATCCGCATCGAGATGCCGTTGTGGTTCTGGCGAGAGGCCATGTCCACGCCTTGAGGCATCAGCAAGTCGGCGGTAGCGAAAGTGATCGCGTCCTTGTGGTAGACCAAGTTCTGTGGGTAACCGGTGCTGGCAGTACCAACAAAGGTGATCACGTCATTGGCAGTAGGCATACGGTTCACAGTAGCCAGTGCATGTGTAGCAGGGTACAGCGGAGGGTACACTTCGACAGCAGGAACGCTGAAGGCAGTAGCAGCACCAGAAGTGGCGCGGTCAGAGACCACCACGAACTGTTGCAGTGAACCAGTGGACTGGCGAGTCTGAGGATTGACCGCAAACACGTTGGCCACCGTGAACACGTCGCCTTTCAGCAAGGTCTTGGTGCCGCTGGTGAACGACATCGAGATGGTGCCATCACCAGTTGCCGCAGTTGCAGACACGATCGGAGAGGCCGGGAAGGCGCCGGTTGTGTGCACTGGGATCGACTGAGACATTGCGATCTCGTTGTAGCCCAGAACGCCTGCCCCCATCATGCCAGTCTTGAACTGGTTGCTGATAGTGCCGGTTGGGTTGAAGAAACCCTTCATGCCTTCCACCAACGCTGCATTGGAAGCAGGGTTCACGGTCGCATAGCGGGGATCCATCATCACGGCGGATTCGTTCAGCTTCTGTTGAGCTGCAAGCAGCACGGCAGAGGAGCCAGGAACCGTACCGGGAGTGCCCACGGATTGACCGATGCCTTGGTAGGCAATGCGGGCAACGTCAGCGTCGATGCTGGCGGCCAACTGAGAGACGCGAGGCTTGAGCACACGTTCTGCGAAGTCATCCAACTGCATGGTCAGTTCAGCACTGGTGAAGTTGAGGCCGATGTGTTTCTGGCTGGAAACGGTCATCGTGGTGTATTGCTCGTTGTCGTCTTGAACGACCAGAGCAGCGCCGTCAGTCACCACAGCACGGTCAGGGAGTCGAATGCGGAGAGTGGAGCCGATTTTCGCGCCTTCAACAGCGAAGCTGTCATCATAAGCACGGTTGACATTGCGCGTGATCACGAGGTTGTTCTCGAGGATTTCGAGAGCCTTCCGGGTGATCATGTCGATGGTTAGAAGAGAATTACTCATGGTTTTCCTTTGAAATGTTCGAAGTTAGCGGGATGCTGCTTCCAGTTTTCGGACCTGTCGTGCTCGATCTGCTGCAATCCACTCACTTGTCGTCATCGACTTGATTGACCGAGGGTCGGTCGTATCGTAAGCAGGAGCTGCAACTCCACGGGCTGTAACCGGCACAAAAGGCGCTGGCGCATTGGATGTCTTCTTTACGACAGGGGCAGAGGCCAATTTGGCTTCAAGCTTACCTATCTCTCGGGCTTGAACAAGTGGAGCGAGTCTGGAGATCCGATCTGCTTCCTTTGGATTCGTTCCCAGATGGTAGGCCAGTTCAGGGCCAATCTCCGAGGATTGAATCGTCTGGGCCATCACGTTAGTGATTCGGAGCTGAGGATTGTAGGCGACTTGGTCGAAGTCATCATACTTACCTCGGGCATCTTCTTCACGTTCTTGATAGGCGCTTGCAATTTCCGTCTGTTGCCGATGGAGTTCCCGGTCTTGAACAATCCGCAAGGCTTTTGCTTCCGCATAGGCATCGACGGTTTCATATTGCTCAGGCTTCAGGTCATCCGCTGGCACAGGTGCAGGAGTTGCAACTTGGCGTTCACGTTCCCATTTCCGCTGCTCTCGAGCGAGCCGTTTGCCAATCGCTGCATCCAGTTCTTCTTGTGTGAAGACCTTGGCTGCCTCTACTGGGCTTTCTACCGGCGTGACTACTTCGGATCCAACTGCCACCGTGACAGGAGGATCTGACGCGGGTACTTCCGCTATTACTTCGTCTTCCATTTCGATTCCTTGAGAACCCCTGGTGATCGCGCCAGTACGTTAATTTGCCAGTGGATGGGCGTAAACGCTTCCACCGGCTGACATTTGGATAGCCGAGACACGCCATGGTGCGCCTGTCCCTGCGGGGACTTCAAGGCACACTGGGACGTTGGCTGCGACGGGGATGCCGTTTGCGGCGGTTGCCACAGCGCCTTCACCTACCAGCACAAAGGCTGAAGAGGTACAGAGCACCCACACGCTGTTTGGTCCTGCAGGGTAAGTGGCTGTGTTCCCAGCGGTTCCTGTGTAAGCCACTGTGACTGTAGGAAACAGAGCCCCAATCAGAGGCTTCAGCATTTCGATAGTTTGTTGTGACATTGTGGTTCCTTACGACAAGAATCGGAGTTTATAAAGAGTCGAGAGATACAGTCCCAGGATCTCGTCAACGATATTCTGTAATGCTGTGCAGTCTCTGTCAACTATATCATAGCGAGCAGCGGTAATCTCGTCATATTGTGACTGAAGAAACTCAGTCACATTGGTGTTGGAGCGGGCACCTTGGAGAGGTATGTCCCCAATCAGCCCGTACTTACCTTGGTAAGCCTCAGCGAACTTGTCAGCGAAGTCAATGACCGACCCGTAAAAGTCGGCCAGAGCCATGTGCTTTGCATAAGAGCGAGTATTCAGATGGACGCTGTGGGACACATTGCGTGTAAGGAATAACATACCGAGGAATTCGGGGGTCTTCATTCCATTTCCCCTGAGGCGGGCGGTGCTGATATGGGCGCAGGATTTTGGCCGCTTGCAGGGCCCATTCCGGACGCCTCAGGGCCCGATTCAGAGACCTGCTCCTGCTCCCGGGTCATCATGTCGCTGACAAGGTCACCACTGGTGATCATGCCATGGACTGTCCCCAAAACGATGTCTTGGATTTGTTCTGGAGTCATTGCTGCTGCCATTGCAGACATGCGTTTGGTCTGTGCATCGAAGGCCTTGACGGAGGCCTCGAAGTCCTTGCGCTCTTGTTCTTGCATCTCAATGGACTTGGACACGTTCTGTAGCATCTGGTGCATCTGGTCCATTTCCTGTCCCATGCCTTCGATCTGTTTCTGTGCTGCTTGGAGTTCAGGGGATGTGTCGTCACCTGCCAGGAGCTTGGGATCCAGGGTCTTGGCGAAGCGGTCCGCAATCTCATCCGCACCTGGCCAGTCCATGTGCTTGATGAACAAGTCACCAGCCACTGCCCAAAGTTCGGGGTTGCCTTGCAGCAACTGAGCCATGCCTTCAAGTGACTCTTGACGTTTGGTCATGTAGCTTGGACCAGTCGTCACGACTACATCGTATTTGCCCACGCTCAAGTTGTAGATCTTCTTGATCGTCACGCCTTGCTCGTCCTGGACCTTCTTGACTGGCTCAGCCTGGCTCGGATCAATCTGGGCAGACTCAGTCTTGCCGTCAATACCAATGATCTGTGCCACTCGGGCTGTGTCGTAGATCTTGGGGATCAAGTCCACGAGTTGACGAGTGCAATGTCGCACGGCACGGGCAAGGTTATCCACGAAGTGGTATGTTCCGGTGTCGCTCTGCCGCTCTCTGGCCAGAATAGCTTTCCCTGAACGCTCGTTCGATGTTTGACCCAGAGACGAGTCATATTGGCCCGTGGTGCTCTTGATGTCGTCAGCAGCTCCTGCTTTAGCCTGTAACAAGCCGGAGGAAGCCATTGGCGGAGATGAGCGTTGTGGCAGAGGCAGCGGGTTGCCCTGTCCATCAGTTGCGTCTGGATTCGCTTCCAGATAAGGCCAGTTTGTGGTGTTGGCCGTCTTCCACTGCTGCTCGTAGCCTTCGAACTGTCCACCGTAACCTATGAACGGGGCCTTCGGGGCAAGGGCCAGCATTTCAGCTTCTTGGGACACCCAATAATTGTACATCCGCTGTGCGTCTTTAGCATTTCGGATAAGACCAGAAACATATAGCTTACCATCAATTTCATATTCGTTCCCCACGACACGGATGACAGGGATAAACTTTCCAGCCCAGTCCCGGGTTTCCAGGACTTCGTAGCCGTTGATCTTGCAGATCTTGATGGACTTCAGGTCGATCGCGCGAGTCCGCTTGACGATCAGTCCCAGTTGTTCTGCCGCCTTGGCGTCCAAGGATCCAGCCACCGCAGTTGAGCCGTCCACGTACTCATTCAGGACGCCTGGCTTGTGGTCCACATAGTAGTAGTCAGCGACACGCACTGTGTCACTGTTGAGCCACTGGTTAATGGACTGGTCGCCGATGCTGTTCTGTTGGAGGCTGGAAAGAGGGGCAGCGTCAGGATACTGGCGTTCGTAGTCCTCTTTCAGCATGTCCTCAGTGATGAAGCACCATTCAGCGTCGGAGCCGCAAGGGTCCTGGATCAACGGATCCATGAACACTGAGAAGGAGTTGCGAATCCGGTCGATGCGGAGATCCTGGTCAAAGGATGTGTCGTCAACGTAGCGGGTAGTGATGCGGAAGTAGCCTTCGCCGAAGGTCACCTGGTTGTCACAGGCAGTGTCAAGGGCGACGTCGGAGTCGCTGACGTATTCAATGTGTCGGACCATGCCGTCGAAGACTTCAGCGACTTCAGTGTCGGCCTTCTCGTTTGCCGGGATGACCTTACCACTCGGTCGGTTCTGGCGTTGGTCATTTGTGACCTGCTTAACGTGCTGTGGGAGCTTGTTGATTGTGATGCAGGGCCTGGCGTTGATCGTCTGGCCCTGGACAGAGCCTCGAGTAGCCAAAACATCCGCTGGCCATTGCCATTGGTTGTCAGGAGAGCCTGCATTGAACTTCTGATCGTCGAGTTCGTCTTCACGAGAATCGGAATAGGCCGTGACGGCCATTGTCATCCGCTTGCGGGCAAGCGAGAGCAGGTCTTTGTCGAGGTCTTTATTGTTCATGTATTACCCATAAAACGAGGGCGCTTTGTTTTTGGTAGCCATGTTCGTGGATTGATAGTGTATGTCCATCGTATGCAAGAACACTGCATCGGTGCAGGTATCAAGGGCGTTTGCGGCATCTCTATAGCCTCGGATCAGTATTAGCCCGTCTACTTCCATCAGCGGAATGCTTATGGCTACTGTCTCGCTCACATTGTGAATATACCGCACTGCTGGGCTAGCTGCTACCACTTGGGCCGCCTGAATGGCTGGGAACGCCTCCTGGCCGAAGCCTTTGGCAAACGAGTAGTCGAACTTCCAGACCACATTGCCTGTGTTGGGTGTTGCCGCTGCGTTGCTCCAGTGGGCGTGGAAGAAGATGTCTGTGCCAGGTACCCAGTCGTGAGGGACATGGAACACGAAGAAGACTTCGTTCATGGTTGTGGCGCTGAACTGGAAGGCTCGAAGCGTGGTGCCAGTATAAACTGCAAAGGAGGGGTCATTGCCACCGGTGCCCCGTACATCTACAGGGGCTGTAAGGTCGCGCCATCCGAATTCAGGCGTGTCCAGGTCAATCTTGATCCCTGTGGCTGCCGTGCTTGGGGTCACGAATCCTGAGGTAGCCCCGATCTCAGTAAAAACTGCGGAGCTGGGAGTAACCTGGCCAATGGGAGTGTCGTCGATGGTTCCCCCAACTATTCGTTGATCTTCATAGGCGATTCCGATTGACTTAGAGTTACTCATATATAGGTCCTTAATGTCCCATCCAGCCAGTGGCAGCTGCGAAGTCATTATATGACCGGGTTTTCCCGTTTGCGCGGTTTATTTTGTCCTCATAGGACTCACGATTGGCCACAGGGAAGGCAAATGTGACTGCAAGTGCGTCCGCGGAGTCAGGAGAAGCCAGTCCACGGGCCCGCATCTCCTTTTTGCCCTCTAAAAAGATGGTCCCGGCGCTGTTTGGCTTGATTTGAGGGCTGGTTAGGTCAGTTCTCATCCGTATGTCTTTGGGAAGTGAGCCAGTTCGGAGCCAATCTCTCATCGCCCCCCACATTTCAGCTCGTTTATTGCCGTACATTATGGGAGTCTTCGATTTATTGCCGAAGTTTATGCCCTTGACCTTGTACCGTTGCTCTGTCAATCGGTCCAAGATGCCGTAACCGAGGCCGCCTTCGTCAATTACTGTCAGATGTGGCTTGTATTCCTCGATCGCGTCGATGACTCTGCCCACCGTTTCCATAGTGTCTCCCCCATGGAACTTCTTGACAGCAATCACGTCTCGGCCCTGTCGTACCAGGATCACTGTGCTGTCAAGGCCACCACGCGCTGGATCCACGCCGATGATGATCGGAGCGGACAAGTCCTTGTACTTTGGCCTGTCCATGGCATCGTCCACAAGCGCGGGGGAGATGAATTGGTCTTCCCCTTCGCCTGGAAACTCCCCGTAGACCTCAACCTTGGCCTGCAAGCTGTCAGCACCGAACTCGTCGATGATCTGGGAGTAAATCGCCTTGTCCGTGTCTTCCACAGTCCTGGCGTCAATGTTCTTGGTGTTCCAGTAGTCTCGCTTCGCGTTGAAGCACTCGAAGAAGTAGCCTTCATTCCGACGTGGATTCGAGAAGGCAAGCCAGTACCGGTTCGGAGTGTTCTCAGTAAAGAAGCCGGCCCCAACTTCCCAGATCGGGTTCGGGATGCCTGAGCTCTCATCAAAGATCAACATCATGCCGTCATGGTTGTGAGGGCCTGCATACCCGTCTGGATTCTCCGCACTCCAAAGCTTCCCTTCCGCGCTCCAGTATCGTGTGCCCTTCTTCATGTCCCGTTCGACCAACTCTGTCAGCCACTGGGCTGGTACAAGCTTGGTCGCTGACACTTCCCACCAGTGGCTGTTGATTGACATCGCTGTCCACTTGGTCAGCTCAGCCCACGTTACAGACCGTAACTGGTTCTCGCTGTTGGCTGAGACAATAACTGAGGCTCCGATCCGCGTTGTCAGCATCCAAAGCACGAGCCAGCCCACCAGGGCGGACTTGCCAATGCCTCGGCCTGAAGCGACGGCAAGCCGGATCACTCCGTACACCGCTTCCACCTTGGCTTCGTCCGCTGTCATCCCGGCGGCCTTGTTCTTGGCGATGTTCTCTGTGATGACGGACATCACATCCCGCTGCCACTTCCGCGGACCAGAGAACCTAGCCAGAGGAGTGTCCTTCTGTCCCCAGGGGAACACATACCGTACGAAAGCCTCCGGGTTGTCGCTAATCGAGGCAGACCAAAGGTCCACCATTAAATGTTGTTCGACTTCGTCGGAGTAGACAGGTGTTCTCATTCCATAGCCAGTAGTTGATTAACGTTAGTCACGCCGTGAGGGTTTCGTCCGCTTCGGTCCTTGGGGCTGGCATCCTCAATCTCAGTGAACTGGACCCCGTCAATCACTGTGGCCCGTTCCCGCGCTGCCATTAGTGCTTCCGCTACGCTGATGCCCTGGGAGACCACGACATTAAGCTGTGCCCCATACAGCCTAGGCAGCACACGCTCCAGCAACCACTTCCGCGTGCTGATCTGGAGTTGGGCCCTGGCCACATTCACATGAGCCGCTACCAAGTTGCCTTCAGAGTCATGGATGAAGTCACGCGTCCTGTCATCCGCAATCGCGATCAGCTCGTCAGCCATGACCTTGTAACTGATGTCCCGTGCTTCCGCATAGGCTCGGCCAAAGCCTTTCTGATCATTGCAGACCCATTTCAGGATCGTGTCTGGCGTCACCTTCATGTCAGGTGGGAGTGCTTCACAGGCCTTGAACAGGCTGTTGTTGGAGGCTAAGAGCGGAAGCAGCAACTCTTGGATCTGCAGTCTCCGAGGGTCGGCGATGCCTTTAGTCGGCCTGGCCGTTTTCATTTCAGAGCCAATGACTTTGCGGTCTTTGGTTTGGGGTGAGCGTTTTTGT